ACATTCACTAAATCGGTACCACCAGTACACCCAGTATACCAACAGTAACTGGGTACTGCTGGTGTAGGAATTCCAAGTTGTACTAGTCTATTCAAAAATTTTTTAAATGGAGGCTGAGCACTTGGGTTAATACATTTACATTCATCTTTAGTGGGATGCTTACCACAGTAAGTAATTTTTGCTTTATCACACTGATATGGGTTATCAGCACACCAGCTTCTACAGCTTGCATTATCAATTAACATAGACTTACCGTTGTTGGAACTGCCACTGCAATATGTTTGTGTTTTTTTAGTGTTACCGCATTCTTCAGACATAGGACACCACTTTGGATTACAGTCCGTTTTACTATCGAGTTCACCACTACAACATTTGTCTCTGTTATTGACGTTCCAGGCGGTCTGTATACATTGAAGTTTGTAATGTTTATTGTGATGAAATACACCGGTTCCCTTACAAAATATTCCTATACCAGTCTTACCTTCTGTCTCCCATTTACCGCCAGTTAAAGACTCAAATCCTCTACAATCAACCCCACCTATACAACCTCCTTCTATCTTGTTAGTTGTTATTAGATTATCCGTTTCGTGTCCCCTTTTTTGTGCATACCCACGATCACAAGTTGCCGGGTAAACAGCTGTACCATATGCAGCGGTAGATGTTCCAAATATTTTGTATGTCTTATCAAAATCAGATTGTGGCATTAAATTACACTTTTATACAAACTTTCAAAAAAACATAGATCAGTAGTGGTATTATGGTTTTAATGATAACGTTCAGAAAAAGTATCTCTATCTTCAACATAATAACTGTCGACTCCTTTATCTGTCTTTTTTTTTTTATTTTTATCATCATCATCTTCTTTTTTGTCATCATCGTCTTTTTTGTCATTATCTTTACTAAAAGGAGCCCATTTCTGTGAATATGCGAGTGCTATATATCCACCAATTAAAATAATAATACCAGCAATAAAAGCAGGACTAGTTACCACTGCCGTACCCCCTACAATCATAAATCCCAAAATTCCTAGTATTATGACGACCATGAATAACAAACTAATTCCCTTCTTTTCTGCCTTTGCTTTTTGAGTAGTCAATGCTTTCACTTCTGCTACTGCCTCATTAACAGCGGTCGCTGTAGTTATACAATTTTTTACGATTTCAGCAGATTCAGTATACGAAATAAAATTAAAAGTATTGTCATTACCTTTAACTTCTAAAGTTTGAGATGACTTCAAATTAGTTCCACATAACTGGTAGAACGAATTGGTTATTGTTGTCCCAAGTCTTAAAGCAGAATCTGCAATATTTGTGGCCTCTGCGCTTCCTGGGTTTAAAGACAAAGCCCCCATTACACTAGTAGCCATCTGATCCATTTTAGCATCAATTTTAGACTTAATATCGTTCTTTACTTCTGTACTTTGAACACAAGATATATTTACATTCATCATGCTTTTAAAACTGTCATTAGAGAAGTGGTTGTTATTCCCAATTACACTAAGCATTTGGTCCTGTGTCATAACAGTAGAACAATTCTGTACAGCGGTATTAATGACTCCTACACTTAGTTCAACTGCTTGTTTTATTACGTTAGTGGAAATTGTATCACCCATATTGATAATGTTTTGTTAATACATTACAAAATAAATGCATTTAACAGTACTTTACATTTTCGTCTATATATTTGACACTTGAAGAACTAAAAGATGATCGACGGTCTCCTATATTTTGATGGCGCTGTTTTTGCATCCAATCAGCCGCTAACTTTGTTTGTGTAGACGGCATTGCTGGTGTTCTCTTTCTAGTGTCCTTTCTTTTCCTTTTAAACTTGGTCGTTTTTACTTTTGTTACTATCATTCCATTCCCCATATTTTTTGGGGTAGTTGAGTTTGTTGTGTTGTTTGTGTTATAATATTCAGGATTGAATCGTTCATGATGAAATTGCCACCATGTACCGTTCGGGTTTACCCGAAATCGACGACCACCTTTTTCAATAGAAACATGTTTAGATCGCCACCAATTCACGTTATCTTCTATTTTATCGCTTTCGCTATTCCCGTTATTCAACACAAGAGTTTCGTGGTTCATTGTACAACTTTGCATACAAGATTCAAACTCCTGATAACTTTTAAAACACACGTTATAGTTTTTATATAGACGTTCTCTGTTTTGAGGGTTTTTTTCTCTGGATAAAAATGTAAAGTCGATCTGCTGTCTTAAACTTGGATGAAGATCCATACAATATTGCATAGAAAGAACAAAAAATATAAGAGAATGTCTACCATTCATAAAAACACGTCTAATATTAGGATCACCAAGTATAGACTTTTTGGCCCACATACAATCGTCAACTAGAATAAATATAGGCTTTGCAATACCTTTCTCGACATCCAGTTCTTGTTTGTTTATAATAGCTCCTAATACATCAGAGTGATAACCGTAAAAAATAAAACTGTGAGGAAAATGTTTTTTATAATCTTTTATAGTTGCTTTAGATCCGCAAAATACAAGCCCCATTTTAAATGCATACCTTTTCTTATAAAAAGTGTCTATTATGTTTGTTGTTTTACCTGACTTTCTTCTTCCTATAAAGATAAGTACTGCTTGATCAGGGACTATATCAAAATCTAATTCTTTAATACGCATTATTATATACAATATATATACATATAAATTTATAAATTTATAAATACTTAAATCTAGCAGTTAAGCCTGGGCCAGCAATTACTGTGTCACAGTGAAAATTCAAATAAAAAGTGGGAATGGAATTACCTTGAAAATATAAAACAATAAAACCAAGTTGTTTACCTAGACGCTGGAATTCAGATCTAAAGTTGTTGTATGACTTATTAATTGTAGACTTTTTCACAGATCGAAAACGCTCGTGCGGTTTTTCACTGAAAATACTATACAAATTGTCGAACTCATATATTGTTTTTTTTATTTTCTTTTCTTTGTATTTGACATTACTTCTAATTAAGTTACGTTCAACAGAATCCATAAGTATTACATACGTACCTTCTCTTGAGTATATCATATGTGCCATACTACCGTACGCCGCACCTATAATAATATTTGCCATATCAGATGGCGAAGGTAATCCAACAGTACACACCATTCCATTTTCTATACATTGTGCAGGATGTGTGTGCCAGTCTATAACACCTCTTCTTAAATCAACGTTATCATACTGACCCTGTTGTACAGATGCAGCTGATACTGTTCCTGTTATAAAGTTAACTATTGTGTCGCCACCATACTCCTTTTTACTGGTTTTCATGTAACGTCTAATTGAATTATGGAATTTTTTTTCAATTTTGAATAATTTTTTACAATCCGAAGACTGAGATACACGTTTAAGATCAGAGTACATATATATATATAAATTATACAATTATTATTATGTTTATTCGTAAAACGTATCACCAACTGATACTCCAGCTCTAGCAGTAGAACTAATATTACTACCCAGATTTGCATTGCCAATGAAAGTGTTGGTATTACTAGATGCAAAAAAAGAATCTGTACCAGTTGATACAGGCACACCCAGATACATAACTTGATATGCAGCCCATGCGGACCCAAGCATTAAACCCATATTCATTGGACTACACATTGGATTTTTTAACATACCATTACTGTTATATAACACTGACGGTTTCATAAAATCCAGAACAAAATATACGACAACTGCAATTACAAGTGCTTGAAGAATTGGATTAGAAAGCATTTTAGTTTATGAATAGAAAAGAAAATTATTTGAGACCACATATGAATAGACAATTATTAATTAATTTATTAGCAGCGCACTATTGTTTTTTTTTCTTTATTCAAGATAAAACAGTATAAATTATGTCAGCACCTATTACTCAAATAAACGGAAAAGGTGCACAGGATGTCGATCTTACAATCAAACCTGAGAGAACTTTTTTTAGAGCAAGACATAAGCGTCATACAGCTTTTGCCCAGGAGCCTAAGGAAATTCAATTTCAAAATGTTGCGGATTATAACCGCACCGCCACAGCCACTATTCCACGAAGTGCTGATCTTTTAGCTAAATTATACCTTGTTATTGACCTAGGAAATCTTAATTCTGGTGCAGGAGGTGCCGGTGTTAGGTTCGTTGAAGACGTTGGGCGTGCCATCATTGAAACGGTAACCCTTGAGGCCGGATCCGTGCAGTATGACGTCCTGTGGCCTGAGTTTATGCATTCATGGGAAGAACTTACCATTCGTAGTGAGTTGCATTTGGGACGTTTGACCGGTAAGGCCAACAACGATGCTACCCTCGAAGATTGGGCCAAACAAACCCAGCGTTTGTATATTCCTTTGGAATTTTACTTCCAACGTGACTATGCCAAAGCTATCCCTATGATTTCTCTTCATTTGACAGATTTGAAGGTTAAGGTTAAGACCAAAGCCAAAGTTGATATTATCAGTCCTACTTATGCGTTCACGGATTCTACTGATGCTCTTATTAGTAATATGTTTTTGCTAGGAGAGTTTATTTATCTTGGAGATACAGAACGTGATATTTTCGCTCGATCTAGACATAAATATCTTATCACACAAAACCAGCGTACTGTTCATTCAGTTGCTGCTAACGCTACTACTACCTCTATACCTATTCACTTTAATCATCCCACCCAAGAGTTTTTGGTTATCAACAGAACTCAAGCTAATACAACTGCTAAAAATTGGTTTAATTTTTCTGGACAAGAGGTTGGACAATACGCAGGAGAAGCCTTTGTTACTATGGGTATTACGTTGAATAACAACGACAGAGTTAAGCCTCGTGATCCTCTATACTTCCGATGTCTGCAACCATCTGAACATCACACTCGTATTAGTGATAAGCACATTTATGTATATTCTATTGCTATTGCCCCAGAAGCAACTGCCCCGACTGGATCACTTAATCTTTCAAGAATCGAGAATACTCGTATTGAATTGACGTTTGGTACAGGTCTACCTGCAGCAACAGAGTTCTTTGTATTTGGACGTTCTATTAATGTTGTCAAGGTATTCGCTGGTGTTAGTTCATTGCGGTGGTCAAGTTAGTTAAAACATTAATATATTATTCAGAAAGTTCATCATATTCAAGTTCATAGCATTCAAGTGAACACCACATCGTCAGTTGAGAGTTTACTATTTCCTGAAGTTTACATTTACAACACCAGGAGGGTTTCCCAATTATTATACCAGTGCATTTAAATATACGCTTGCAGTAACCACAATCGTGATGGGTTTGTGTGTATGGTTTTAAAGATGCAATCTGTATATCCTTTTCTTCGATTTTGTTATTGTTATTGTTTTTTTGTTGATTTTTGGATGATACCATTTCTCCTCTCACCAAAGCGGCTAAATAGTCCATTTTATAAATTAATATTAGATCGATTCTTTGTCATAATACAATAGAATATTTTTATTAAATAAAACGCAAATCTTAATTAATTTCTTATTGTTATATATACATAAATATATATGAGCAAAAAACGTAAACACGTAGAGAATGTACCTGATAACATTCTTCTTAATGAAGTTTTACAAGATATAGATAAGGATATAGAATGGCTAATCAAACGTATAGACCACGCGAGATTCCCAATAATACGTGTAAATGAACATAATACAATCACTTTCTTATCTGGTGTATTTACGAAACTATACTCTCGAAATATTACAAAAAATAATTATACATATCAAGTTGCAAACTCTATTAAGCAGCAACCTCGCGACACATTATATATGGCATCCTCTGTCATAGCAAACATCCCATTAACTCATGATGAAAAAATTCGGGCAGTTGAACAGGAATCCGAAGAATTCCACCCAGATTTATTATCATTACCCGATTTAAAAAAAAAATTTGAACAAAAAGTTCCAGCATATGCATTAGTAACAGATACTGTAACTGTTGAGTGGATGAAACACACATATCTTCAAAAAGTCAACAATAAATATGATCCTAAAACAATTGTAAATCTATGTATAAACTTGTTGCAATCCAAACTTCTAATAGGATTATTGAACAAGAAAATTACTTTAAAAAACAATGTATTAATTATAAGTCACAGAGATAAAATTTATTTATTTACTCATCTAATTTACATTATATCTGCATACGGTACACGTACACTCGGGAACAAAGTACAGGACCACATGGTTTTTAAATGGTGCAACTGGGTTGCAAATTGGTACTATAAACTTACATCCACTACCGATATTACAAAAAACAATACTGAAATTTTACACGAGTTATGTACCTGTCTTATTATCTTTAATAAACGTAACCCCAACAGATTTGGACTACCGTGTAATTTTATTAAGACAATATCCACTATTGTAAAAGCAGGACGAGAAAACAGAATCGACAGTATTAAAAACAGAATAACTGGTTATTATGTAAAAAACCAGGTGGGTATATCAAAAGAGTTCGAGGATATGCATACACATTTAACTGCATTACACCTAATCTTAGTATTTCGTAGTTATTGGCATAAACAATGATAAACTAAAAAAATTGTATGTTATTATTATTAACTATATGTTTGAATTCGATATTAATACCGTTCCATTGGTTATACCAGTATCCATTTTGTTGATATTTATTTTGGTTATTGTATGGGTTTTTAGATTGACGTCTAATGACCATACAGTTGCACCAAAAATCAACTCTATGAATACAAAAACAAGAGACGACATTATGGCGTCACAACAATTAGATACCTCACAAATTTCCCACCAAGATACAGATGAGGAAAAGCACGAGTTCAAAATACCAGAACAAAAAAATCATGATATTCGAGAAGTTAATGTTCCAGCTCATGTAGACCCATCAGATTCGATTTAGTGTGACACCTGTGTCAACTTTTAAGACATCAATGTCTTTTAAGACATCAATGTTTGAAGTTCAATATCAGCCTTTTTTATTTTTTTTTCATTAAAACAATCGTATACCATAAAACGCGAACCAGCAAGTCCGTTAGGACAAAGAGGTGAATCTATGGACGACATACGTGCCATACATGCACAGAATGCCCCGAAATCAGCCCGATCCATGATGTGTGGAGGTAAATTCTCCTGAAGATCGTAAAACAGATCCCATAGAAATTCAAAGTTTTCTTCAACCCATGAGGATACATGTCTGGGAAGTTTATGTATTTTGGTTAAAATACGCCCTACCGTAAATCTACTTTGTAGCTTCATGGTTTCCTGATACTGCATTTATATATATATATGTATCAACAATAAAATAATTACTCAGCTTTATTATTTTGTTTTTCTTGTGAGAAAGTTTCACCTTGTGAGAAAGTTTCATCTATTCGACTTTTGGAGGGAGAGACTGTCTGTTGACCAACAACTATGCCAGACTGTTGTTTTTTTTTACGACTGTATATCTTTTTATACATTTTTTGTGATTTGTCGTATCTTAATTGAAAATGTCCTCCACGGGGGCCCTCATGCACTTTATTTTTTTTACATTTTGTTATATCTGCTTTCTCTTTAAGCGTCTGCATATCTAAATATCCTTATATATAAACTAGTAAACATTATAATTCTCATAATTTGTTATCTAATGGGGGAGTTGTCACCCCATAGTCGACATTACGTGGACTTTGATTTGACTGCTCCTGTACAAACATGGCAAAAAGGTCCAAATTACCGTTCATCCACTTTTCAAACACACCCACTATTATTGTTAACGTCAGGGTGACAATAATAACCCATATATCACTGGTATAGTTGGCAAAAAACTGTAGATAAAAGGTCGATAATATGACTCCCCATTGTCTATCCAAGAAAAAAGTCAACGCTCGCACAATTGGATGCCAGATAATTTCTAAATGTAACATTTCTTTAAGTATAAGTAGACACAAACTTTCCAGTTCCCACTGTGTTTTCGACCTGGATATCATTATCAGACTTTTCATCATTCTGAAGTGGTCTGGTGCTATAAACCCTTGTGGTATTACTAGATCTAATATTGGCAGGACCAAGATTGTTACCGCTCATCGATGTAGATACATCGTCTCTATCATCTCCTGTAATCTCTGTTTGTTTTAACTCTTGTATATCTTTCTGATCATGAAACCCTTTATTATCAGGTACAACCGGTTGTACTGTGACCGATGATTCACTTGCAAAGTCGTACAGTGTACTTAACATAACTGTAATAAACCCAAAAATAACAGTGCTTCCAATATTACCACCCATTATAAATCGAAGAAAGGTCATAACTATAATAAAACGGACTATGGCATTATGTTTAGAATTGGAGTTCATACTCTCATATGGATACAATTCAGTCCATTTTTTAAGAAGAATACTAAAATCATCAACCCATAAAGGAGTATTAATGTTGACTGGGTCATTTGAAGTTTCCAGGTATTCATTTGGTTTTTCAGAAGCACTTGGCATATCTAACACTAGTTTAATATACAGAACATATTATTTTTTCCTTGTATATAGACACAGATAACATGTTTCCATCTAAATTTCAAAATCAAGGTTTTGTGTCTGGAAATGTGTACAAAAACTCCAGAGTCCATATGACTACAGTATGCATTGACAGTCGCAGTAGAACAAATGGAACAGATAATAACTTTAAAACAACATTCCAGCGTTTCTCTAACGTTGTAAACATTAAAATGGTTAGTGCGGAGGTACCCAATACTCTTTATGCAATTAATGCCAATAACAACCAGTTAGACATTATTGTAGACGCCCAACCTTATAATGGGATAGTAGTACCGGTCGGAAGTTATAACGGAACGACGCTTGCATCCACTATACAGACAGTCGTGAGAGCTGCCATGATAGGGTTACACAGTAACGAAGTTGTTGTAACATTCGATATATCTACTAATTATCTAACGTTTGCAGTCCAGAACGGTAGTACACTTACATTACTAGCAGCTACTGGAGCTAACATTGCAACTGGAATATGGAAAGCCATAGGGTTTTCTGCTCTAGATATACTTACTATTGTAAACGGATCACAAAGAGCTCAGGCAACATTACAACTACGAGAAGACGATAGTTATATTTTTATTAGATTACGGGACTACGGTTCTATGTCTTCATCAGACGGCGAAGGCGACATATTCGCTAAACTAGTATCAGACGATGTGAATAAATTTAAGCAGATCTATACTATAGATAAGTCTTACTCTTATAGCTCGCCTTTGCATAACCTTAATGAATTTGAAGTTATTTTGGTACGTAGGGATCGAACCCTCTACAATTTGCTAGATAACTCGTTTGCATTCTCAGTGGAAATTACATATCTAGCATAACTTTTATTCTTTTCACTTAATAAAAACCTACCTAAAACATGAGTATAACTGCACTTAGAAAATTTAAAATTAATGATATTGCATTATTTGACGTATTGATAACTGCTGTTATAATGGCGCCATTATTTAACTACTTTGATATTCCTATGTGGAAAACTGTTCCAGCCGCATTACCACTAGGAATAATAGCACACTATATATTTGGAATAGATACTGTTCTATCCCGCCAATTTTTAAACAGCGAATTTTCTCCCGCAGTCACAACTGCTATTGTTGGTACTTTTTCCTTACTATTGTAAGTTGTAATTTTTATGACAGTTACTGATAAATACAACAGTCATGAGTTCCAACGCAGTAACAACTAATGATCCTTCTATATTTGACACTAGGCGGATTATACCTGTCGATGATATGCTAATGCGGAATCATGTTGGTGAGATGCATTTTGCTGGTATCAGACGTAAAGACTTGGTTTTGGTAACTAGACGCATAGCTCCACGATCGGGAGAAGCAAGGGATTTGAACAGGGTATATAATACACTTCGTCCAGGACGCAAGACTTATGTATCGCATGATGAATCAAAATGGTCTAGGAGTTTAGGGCTTGTAGAAATAAGACCTGAAGATACACGCAGGTTACGCGTGGAGGATGATTCGTATGCAACGCCAGCTATTGACCATTATACAGTGTCAAGCATTAATGAACAAAAACACTTGGTCAATGATTTTGGATTTAATTTTTAACTGTTTTATTTTTTATCTTATATATATACAGTGTAAGTAGTTTATGCCCAGAAAAAAACGACCAAAAAGCAAGCGAAAACAAGATGCTATTAAAAGAAATACAGGTATTGCTGCGTGGCGTAGGGCAGCGGCTGAGTACTTATTAAAAGGTAAATTTATACATCTACCCAAAGTAGGTACACCGGAACATGCAAAGATGGTAAAAAGACAACAGCAACTTATTCCAGTCGTAAAAAAAGAAATAGATAAAATAATAGCAGATGAAATGGAAGAAAAACGTAAAGCCAGAATATTAAATCAACAAAAGCGTATAAAAGAAGTGGCTAGACATAAAAGGCGGAAAGAAAGAAACAGAATACAATTGCTTAAGGAGTTACCAATAAAAAAAAATAAAACTGAAATTGAAAGTGATGAAGAGGATGTGGTTACAGATGATACAGATGATGAAAAGGCTATGGAAATACAGAAAATTGACAATGACCAAACTATGTTTTATGAAAAAGATATAGCAGATATACGTATTAAAGATGTATTCGAGGATGGTAGTACTTGTATGCTAGTTAATGTACAAAACAACGAAACAGATGAAACAGACGAGTGGATGTAAACTTTATTTTGCAAATTGGTTATAACGTTTACATCTTTAAGTATGAACTCAAAAAAAAAACATGTTAAACATAATGTTACTTTTACAGCTGTTAATTTAATGGATCACAACGCCAATGTACAGGTAATTAAACACCAAAACACCAGTATGCACTCATTAAAACAGACACTTGACCCAAATGAAATAATAATGGATTCAGGAAAGGAACTAGGTTATTACAAAACAAATATCAAACCAAAAAATGAAAGAAAACATAAACATGGTAAAAAGTTATTAACTGTAACGCTGGATTCAGGAAAGGAAATAATTTATTACAAATCAGAAAAAGAAAGAAAACATGGTGATAATTTATTATATATAACGCTGGATTCAGGAAAAAAAATAATTTATTACGATAATGAAAAAGAAAGAAAACATAAAAATTTTACACCTGCTGTTAATTTAATGGACGACAACGCCAATATACAGGTAATTAAACACCAAAACGCCAGTATGCACTCATTAAAACAGACACTTGACCCAAATATGACACTGGATTCAAAAGAAAAAAGAAAATATAAAGATAAACATAATATGCCTGGCCAACCAATGATAGACAGAAACAAATGCACAGTTATGTAATTGTAGCCTTATCTACTCTCGCGAGAGATCACAGATTCGGTTGTTTTCTATAATATAAATATATATATACATACATACATATATACTAAATACAACTTGAAAATTTGTTTATTAGAAGAAAGTGTCCCATCTCGATTGATGGGATTCACTGAGTACAAAAAAATGAAAGGTGTTAAACGAATTATTTAATCTGTAAGCACATCGGTTTCAGAGACTTCGTTGTCGTCAAATGCAACCCAGTTAAATGTGTCAGTGAGGTCGCAAACACGGGCCCACTGGGCTTCGTGACTTCGTACACGAGAATGACCAATAAGACGATCAGGAATTATGTCAGATACAGTAATGGACTCGTGACACTTAAGGTCGTCGTCATCAGTGTCTGCCAAGTCATCTAAGTCGTTCTCCATTAGAACTGGATCTTCTAAATCATCAGAAATATCCCCCTGCCTCATTGAACTGATAATAGAGTATGCCATGTCATCTTTACCAAGAAGTTGAAGATGCGTTATGTAGTCTGCAGCCACCGTTAACTTGAAGAACATAACGTATTGCTATAAAGTACATATAGGTGTTAAGGCTAAGTAAGACAGAAAACACAAAACAAATTATATTACCTTCACTGATTCCCACGAGTCAGGGCTAAATTGCTCAATTGCAAACTGCACATTGATTAGTTCAGAAGTTGATGTATAGATAGCACCAAATTCCATGAGACCGGACAGGCAAATTATCTTCCTCATTGCTCCGTTGCGGTAGTGGGGCCCATGATACATAAACGGAAGAATAGAAGATATACAGGGTGTAAACTGATCCCTGGACAAATGATTGTGTAGATCTATAGTAATCTGCACAAGTTTTGGGTTCCAGTAGCTATACATAGTCCGCATTTGAGAGTAACGCATTCCACGTGTTACAAGATCTTCAAAACCCTCTTCACCGGTAAGCTCAGTATAGCGGTAAAGCAATTTGTCCAGTATGGTAATATCTCCAGCACAGATAGCAGCATGAATATGTCTTACTGTATAAACGTATATAATGTATAAGTACATAACAAAAACAAAACAATAAAATAAAACTTACCAGTGATTGAACTGTTCTCCTTGATGATTTCCGACACCACATCTAGCTGGTTCAACTCAATAGCTTTGAACAAAAGATCGTCCAACCAAATAAAAAGATTGCCAACAGGAACTTCAAGTTGGCGGGCAACGTCAAGTATCGGGTAAACTAGAAAGCTCAGGCCTCGATTAACAATAGCTTTACCAACCAAAGATCGCACCTGTAAACCAGCTTGTCCATGGTACATGTCTCCAACTTTTATCTCATAAAAGAAAGGATACATATCACACACTTGTACGCAGACGCGTTCCAGATTGGCAACATCAAAAGACTGTAGAAAATCCATGTCCAGACCAGATTTAACAGGGAGAGGGTTCGATCGTTCGTTGATTGTAAAGTTGAAGCGATCAGGAGATTCTGTACGATAAACCAGAGAAGTGAATCGGTTGACCTGAGCGTTCGACGCATCGGCAAAGTCGAGATATTCAAACACACATCCAATCATGTCAAAGCAAAGATCTTTAAATTGTACAGCAGTTGGACGATGGCGTTTGGGAAGCATACTCCAGTAAGCAGATGTAGATAAACCTTCAGATTGAGAAATACACTTGCGTTTACGGGATGCAGGACGAGAGAACATAATCTGTAGTATAAGTAAATAAAATTAATTTTAAGAATTTAAAATTTAAACTTTAAAATGTGAACAAACAAAAAAAACATAAACCTATTTTTTTGTCAATGAAAAATCACCGACCGTGAAAAAAAAAATAGCAGGAGTTGTAGAGGAGGTAAATGCGCTCAGCTACTGGTGGTCCATAAAGTCAGAAAGTTCAAACTTTTTTTTTTTGAGATGTTTGAAAATGAATTTGAAAAAAAAAATGAAGTGTATATATTTTTTGGTCATAAAAAAAAAACATAGACCTATTTTTTTGTCAATGAAAAATCACCGACCGTGAAAAAAAAAATAGCAGGAGTTGTAGAGGAGATAAATGCGCTCAGCTACTGGT